CAACAGCCATTACTCAAGCCTCAAGAACGATTCCGCCGTCGTCGTCAATGTTAAGGCTACCACACGAACCGTGCCGTCGCTGCCTTTGACCTTGATCGTGAGCGTGGAATTGTCGGTCAACTCAAACACCATGTCTCCGTTGCTGCTCGGCGTAGCCGATGCTGCGGGTTGAATGGTTACCGCACTGGAGTTTTGCGTCGACATTGTGCCAAGGCCACTGACTGCGGTGTTTGCAATCGAGATGGCCGTATTTGATGCGGCAGTCAGCCGACCCTGTGCGTCTACGGTGAATGTCCCAACTTGGGAGGCCGAGCCGTAGGACGCTGCCGTCACTGCGGTATTGGCGAGCGAGATGGTGCGATTCGCAGACAGATCGCCGCCGCCGCTCAATCCCGTGCCAGCCGAGATGGTCGTGGCGGAGGCCGCAGCACCGAGAGCGGTCAAAGCCGCGCCCGCTGTGGTCGAGCCTGTACCGCCATTCGCAACGGCTAGCGTACCGGCCAGCGTAATGGTGCCGCTGCTCGTGATCGGGCCACCGGATGTAGTCAGCCCAGTCGTGCCGCCCGAGACATCAATGCTCGTGACTGTGCCCACGCCGCCAGCCGAAATCCACTCAACATCCGTGCCACCGACATTGACGGCAAGCACCTTGCCCGCGTTGCTGGTGTAAGTCGGCAACAGGTTCGTTCGTGCGCCCGAGGCCGACGACGCGCCTGTGCCGCCATCGGCCACGGCCAGATCGGTAATGCCGGTAACGCTACCGCCGGAGATGCTGACGCTGTTGGCATTCTGGGTAGACATGGTGCCCAGACCAGAAACCGCCGTGTTAGCAATCGAGATCGACGTATTGCTCGCAGCGGTGAGTCTGCCCTGAGCGTCTACCGTAAAGGTCGCAACCTGTGATGCAGAGCCATACGAGGCCGCTGTGACCGCGGTATTTGCGAGGCTGATGGTTCTATTGGCCGAGAGGTCTCCGCCGCCAGAAAGCCCTGTCCCTGCGCTTACGGTGCGCCCTGTCGGTACGCCGCCCAGGTTAGAGAGCGCGGTCGATGCGTCCGAGGCTCCGGTGCCACCGTCTGCGATGGCAAGGTCGGTAATCCCAGAGACCGAGCCGCCGCTGATCGTCACGTTATTGGCATTCTGCGTGGACATAGTACCGAGGCCGCTGACCGCCGTGTTGGCGATAGCGATGCTCGTATTCGATGCCGCTGTGAGTCGGCCCTGTGCGTCCACCGTAAAGGTCGGCACAGCGGATGCGCTGCCGTATGACCCTGCGCTGACGGCTGTGTTGGCGAGGCTGATCGTGCCCGTCGAGGTGATAGGGCCGCCCGTCAATCCGGTGCCGGTTGCTACGCTTGTGACCGTGCCGTTCTCCGGCGCGGAAATGGTGATCGACCCTGCGCCGTTCGTAATCGAGATGCCGGTGCCCGCCGTGAGGTTGGCATTCTTCCAAAGGCTCGTGGCGGCATCGTAAATAATCAACTGCCCATTGGCGGGCGAGTTGATTTGCACATCGTGGATTTCGTCCAGTTCGTAGCCGTTTTGCACGCGGACATAAATCTGCCCGTTTCCGTTGTTGGCTCGCTCGACCACGCCAACATAAACCATGTGGTTTGGTGCTTTCGGCTTTGTCGACGTAAGCGTTCCAGCAGTCGCGCCGAGGTACAGCGTGTCGCCTGCGTTATATGCGCTCGTATCGATCTTATCGAGCACGCCTTGGCAGATGATTAGACCGTTTGCGTTGGATGCGATGCTTTCCGCTGCGAGTCCAAATGTTTTGGCAGAGGTCGCGTCCGTAGTGTTGTAGGCCAGTTTGACCGATGCCTTGTTGCCCGTCGCTTGGTACAGATAGACCGGCTTACCCTTGGCAATCGTTGAGCCTTCTGCGTTGTGAACATAGGCATATAGCGTCTGACCAAGTTCGGCCTGTACGTTGCCGCCGACCATGCCGATTTGCACTGTGCCGGTGTCGGGATTCCACGCCAGTCGTCGCTCAGCATCCGTGGCACCAGCCGCTGCGAAGTCAATATACGTCGGCGTAGCAACGCCGCCAGTGAGTCCCGACAGCGAGGTGATGTCGCTGTTCGCACCTTTCTTTGCGCCATCGGGCCAGCCGGTGCGGACAACAACCTCGTTGTTCGATTCTTCAATGACGACCGATTGCAAAGTTTCGTCAACGATGATGCGCTCGGTCATCGCGTCACCTCTGCGTCTACAGTGAAGCAACCCTGCACGAGCCGATACACCGTGCTGCCCGAGACCAACTCTAGGTCATAGACATAATGACCGGCGACGACCGCTGCCGTATCCGCTGCCGTTACGGTTAGCGTGATAGTGCCAGCCGTGCCGCCGAGAGCAATGCGCGAGTTCTCCGTGGTAAGCGACAGCAGCGTAGAGGATGACTCGACGGTTTCGCGCACTTGCATACGCGCTGTGTAGCCGGTCAAGTTCACCGCGCTTGATGAGTCGTCGAGCCATGTCAACTGACGGCTGAAGGTTGCGCCTTGATCGCAAACGATGTCGTACTTGGCGGCCATAGTTATGCCTCCACCGCAACAGCCGGTCTGACTGGGGTCTGAACGAACTCCATCGGCTCAATCGGATCGACCATCTTGCGTGCATCTTCAGCACTGATCGGAAACGACTGGATGAGAATTTGAACCGCCGAGTCCTTCGGCAGGATGTTCTCTCTCACCTTCGCAAGCACGTCGATCATTGCAGTGATCTGCACGCCCGTGAATGCTTGCTCCGCATCGCTCGCCACAGAGATTGCGCTATCCGGTGCGATCGTGCCGCTCAACTCGGTTTCGGCTTGCTGCTCTAGCAGTACGTCCTCAAGATCAAGCCCGCGTTCTGCAAGGGCTTGCGTCTTTGTCATCAAGCCATTGTTGATAGCAAGAATCTGCGCCTCCGCCTCATTGCGCGGATCAACCCACTGCCAGCCACGCGGCACCCACTGGGTCGCGCTGAACTTGAAGAACTTATTGGCCGGAAGGTTAATCACGCCAGAGTCGAGCGTCTGTCGCAGCCAGCGCAAGTAGACCGGCTGGCAGAAATGCTCAATGACCCAGTGCTGCACGGTGCGCCAATGGTCGCGCTCCTCGAGCAGTCCTTGGCGGATAGACGAATACGATACCGCCTCAAGATCATTTGCCAGCGACGTATAAGACACGCCGAGGCCGGAGGCTATGCCGCGCAGCATCGCCTTTTCAAAGTCCTTGAAAGCCGTTGAGGGGTGCTGCGGATCGTATGCCTTGAAGTCTACGCCAGCGGGCAATTGCGAGAACTGCCCCGGCTGCACGTCCATATTGAGCGTGCCGTCCGGTGCAGTGCCATCGCCTTGGTACTCGTCGCCGGACTCCGAGACGAAAAAACCCATCTTGGAAGCCGACACTCGCGCTGCGACTAACTCGGCCTCTTCGTAACCGCCGAGCATCTTTAGCCGCGTCATCGAGGTGGCCGTCCACGGACTTCCGCGATTCTGGCCGATACGATCTACGCGGAATGCGTGAATCATGCGCTCGGCTGGAATGCGCTCTGTCTTGGGGTTCGTCGTGCCGATCTGATAATCATCGGGCGGACGTACTCGCACATGGTAAGCGACCGGACGGCCAGAGGCATCTATCTCGATGCCCATGCGAATCTGACCGCCGTTGGCAAGAATCTCGTTCTTGTCTTGGTCGACAAGATCGGGATCGATGAACTGTAAGCGAAAACGGAATGGGTTTGCATTGTCCTCTACGAACAACACAAAGCACTCGCCGTCTCGCGCTACGCTCTCGATAAAGACGCGCTGCGCGTCGATCCACGACAACCGCCCGTCTACCGTACACACGCCAGGCTGCGCCCACGCATAGAACGCCGCTTCTAACTGTTGATTGGCTACTTGATCGAGCGCACCCGTCTGCTCACGCGCACGCACCTGTAAAGTGATGCCACGCGGCCCGACGACGTTGGTTGCTACCAGATCAAGATACCGCCGCGCATAATCATTGTTTTGACAGAGATCACGCGAGCGAGCACGCATGGCCTTGAGCGCATAGCGTAGATCGCTGTCGGCGGTTTTGGTTTGAACGAGCCAGTCGGAGAAAAGCCGTCCGGTGTTTGCTGCGTCAAAGGATCGCTTGCGAGGCTTTGGCGTTTGTCTTTTGAAATAGTCGAGTAGACTCATGCCGTAAACCTCACGCGAATGGTGGCGTTAGTTCCCAATCCCTTGGCGATCTGTTCGGCTCTGCGCTCTCGCGTCACCTCGCCTTTGAGCCGTTCGCGTTCGGTCAAAAGGTCGGCACGATTCCAGCGCGAGAGCGAGCGTCCGGCAATCGAGTAGGACGCGGCTGCAAGGTTGGTCGGGTCTTTTAAGTACGTTTCGATGTTGTCGAGCGCAATCTGCGCGAACGAGCGCGGATCGGCTGAACTCGTCGAGCGGTTTGGCGCAACCTCGAACACGCCTTTGTCGACTTCGATACGGGCAGAGTCCGAGGTGCGGGTGATGTATGCGACCCAGTGATACCGGCCTTCTTCGTAGTTGGCTGTCGTCGTCGAGGAAACCGAGACCGTGTAAGCCTCGGTCGAGCCGGTGGTCGAGATAGCAATCTTCTCGCCCGTGATCTCTCGACGCGCAATGTACGAAAGGCTATAGGCCGACGATGGGTAGTCCGTGACTAAATCGGTGCGCTTCCACGCCCAGAGATCGCCCGCTTGCAGAGCGGTCGGCTCTCGGGTCGGATAATTCGCAGAGTCAAAAAGGTTAGCCATAGACTACCCCTAGATTTATTGTACCGGCTCCGAAGGCGGAACCTGTGGCTCGGCCTGCTCTTTAATCTTCAACACCAGAGGCCATGCGCCAGTTTTAGTTGGCAGATCGCCAAGCACTTGCAGAATGGCGTTGACTTCTTCAATCGTCAATTCGAGTTTGATCATTACGCTACCCACGGCAACTTAGGCGAGACAATCGGAGGATTCTTCTGGTTCTCAATCTGCCCCTCCACCGCAGCCTCGGTCGCGGCCTTATCCACGCCGTTGGCCCAAATCCAGCCCAGCACTTGCTCTTGCGTCAAATCAGCGTAAGGCGTGAAAGCCTGCACGACGGGAAACGAACAGGTCGAGTAGACGCTGCCGTTGTATTGGCCGTCTACGCCGTTGCACTGCCAGTGCGCCGTGACGACGTAATCCGCGCCCTCTGCGGTTTGCGGGAGACAGTTAAGAACCGAGATGTTCCATGTGATTACAGTAGACATTTATTTGCTCTCCAGTTGTGCGACACGCGCAGTAAGTTCTTGAATGGCAGCGGTCAGCGTGGCGACCAAGAATGATGTATCAACGCCTTGGTACCGTGGCTTGCCTTCAGCGTCCACAGCGTCCTTCTCGCCAACCACGCAATCAGGCACAACTTCCGCAAGTTCATGAGCGATGAAGCCCTGTCCGTCAGAGCCATCAACGTTCCACTTGTATGTGCAAGGCTTGAGCAACGCCACCTTTGCCAACGCACCTGTAATCGGTGCAATGGTGTTTTTTAAGCGATAGTCAGATGAAGTTGTGTATGCAACTGTTGTCGTGCCGTTATGCGTAATCTTGCCAGCCACGTTTCCTGCGCTATTTACAAATAAAAGATAATCACCGTTTAAACTTGCATTTGTATCTATTAGCGCAATTCCTTGGTCGCCGGAACCACCGTTTCCGTCAAAAGAAACGCTTATTAGTCCTTCGTATATTTTTGATGTTGTGTTGACACAAAAATCTCCACCGCTCGTGATGCGGGCGCGTGGGGTGTCCCCCGTATAAAAAACTATTTGCCCACGGGTAAGGTCAAGTATTTTCTGCAATCCGCCGGTGCCAGAAACATTGCCTGCTCCGCCA